GCGTAGCTTCACCACGGCCGCAGGGTCGTCCGAGGAAATCCCGCCCTTTCCCACGCTCTCAGCCTTTCCCCTGAAGTATTCGGCCTTGCGCTGCAGCTCTAAGCATCGGTCCTGGGTGCGCCAGATCCGCGCGCGGTAGTTCCGATCGCGCTTCTCGGAGTGATGACCAACAAGGATTGGCTGGCCCATCGGGATAACTGAGGCCATGTCTCTGGCGCGCTTGTACGCTGCATCGCTCGCCGACTGCATCCGGTCGGCAAGGTCTAGCATGCGCTGCTTGCGCGCTTCCTGCTTCGCTTCGTAGTCGTTCATGGTTAGATCCTCCGGAGCGTGCGAATAACGGCCAGGCTCAGCACGAGCCCAGTGACGACACAGGCGAGAAAGACGGTAAGCATTGCGGACTCTCCTATCAGGTTGCGACCGTTGCAGCGGCCGGCGCTCGGTGAGCGTGATTAAACGATATCAGGAAACAACGGCAGTTGTCAATAGGCGATGCCGAATATATCAGGGCCTCAGCACAATCCCCGCGAAGTACACTCTGCCGCGCTTGCTGTACTTGCCGGCGACCTCATCCCCGTCAAACTCTGACCCGAACTGCCACGTAGACATCGGGTCTATGCGCTTCTCGGAGCACCATCCCTTGTAATCGGCGTAGAACTCGCTGAACGCCATGTGCTCGCCAGGATGCACGTCCGGCTTCGCCTTCTTCACCCGCTCCTTCAGCCAAGCATTGAAACCCTGCTTGATCCATCCCGCATAGTCGAATGGCACTTCGGCCTCCTTATAGGCATGTCGCCTGCAAGCACTACAGGTCACATCATACCACTTCGGCCCTTACTTTCGGCATTAGGCCCTGCGCGTGCATGTGTGTGCCATATCTCGAAATCACCCCCTGATGTGACACGATGTGGCACGGAGTGACATGCACATCAGGCACGAGATCCGGCACTCGTGCCGCTTCGTGCCTCATGCTCAGAGTCAGGTATGCGCACTGATGGCCGCTTATCCGGCCTTCAAGTGGTCGTAAGCCTATGAATGCGCGCTGCTCTCGCTGCTATGAGTGATAGGGCGAATGGCGCGGATGGGCGTTGAGCTGGTCGGCCATGGCACGAAAGCATGCTTCGCGGATCGAGGGGGCGGGGCCAAAGTTCGGGCCGCGCCCGCCTTTGGCTGTGGGTGTCCTTCGCCCGACTGTGGCTGCTAAAATTTTGCGGATGCGTAAAATTTTCGATGGTGTACCTGAGTGGGTAGAGTTTCTCGCGGTCGGTGCAGTGGCTGCCGTGATTCTTGGTGGCGGTATCCTCGCTGTCTGGTTGATGCGCTGAGGCGCGGCCGTTCTGGCTGGGCGCTGAATTGTCGGGTATTTGACAACTGGTGTTGTTCCACGTGAAACTCGCGCGCGATGAGCGCCGTACTCGCACCGGACCCTGGACCGATCGCCCGTTTTGAGGCGGTGAAGGTTGAGGTTTCGACGCCGAGCGTGGTTTTCCAGCGCCTGACGGACGCCGAGCGGCCGGAGACGCTGCGGGAGATTGCGAGGGCGTGGCAGGTTCCTGCCGGCCGGTTCATCGAGTGGTTCACGACCGAGCACGCGCAGAGGTACGACGCGGCGCTGAAGGTGCGAGCCGACCAGTTGGCGCACAAGGCGCTGGAAGTTGCGAGCACGCCGCAGCCAGGGGTGACGACCAAGACGAAGGGTGACGGCTCAGTTGAAGTGACAGAGGAGGACATGCTCGGGCACAGGAAACTGTACTCGGACACGATGCTGCGGCTTGCCGGGAAGTGGGACCGGCAGCGGTACGGCGAGCAGGTTCAGCATCAGGTGAATGTGAGGCCAGTGCTGCACTTCGTGGATTTTGCGAGTCCGCCGAAGATCGTGGAGCGCGAGATCGACATTCCTGAGCCGGGGAAAAATTTGCTTGCGGGTGAAATTTGAGCGCCGCACAGCCCATACGGGATTTGAAGCTGGAGTTCAGGCGCAGCGGCGCCGTGCTGGACGAGTATTACCGATGCCGCGCGAAACGGCATTTCATTCTCGGCCCCATAGGCTCCGGCAAGACCTTCACCAGCGCGATGAAGGCGCTGGATCTGTGTTGCAAGCAGGAACCTGACAGCCATGGCGTGCGCCGCACCACTGGCCTCGTCACCCGCACGAACATGACCGACCTTGAGGCTTCGGCCCTGAAGGACTGGCTGGAACTAACCGAGGACAAGTTGGGCGGCGTGTTGGGAAAATTCAACTGGGCTTCTCCTGCGCATCACACGCTCGACTTTGACTTGCCCGACGGAACGCGGGTCGCATCGACGATATGGTTCCTCGGGCTGGACGACCCGGACGGCATCATGAAGGTGCGGGGGATGCCGCTGACCTGGGCGTGGCTGAACGAGGCGAAGGACATCCCGTTCGGGCTGGTGAAGATGATTTTCTCGCGCTGCGGGCGCTACCCGCAGATCGTCGATGGTGGTCCCACATGGCACGGCATGTTCGGCGACACCAACATGCCGCACGCGGGCCACTGGATGTACGAATTCGCCGAGAACTCGCACCCCGAAGGCTGGGAGTTCTTCAAGCAGCCAGGCGGGTTGCTGAAGGTGGAAGGCGAGTGGATTCCGAATCTTGAGGCAGAAAACCTCGCGTGGCTCCCCAAGGGCTACTACACGGATCAGCTCGCCGGCGCCGACGAAGCGTTCGTGAGCGTGTACCTCGGTGCGAACTACGGCTTCGCCATGTCTGGGAACCCGGTGTACCCGGAATACTCGGACGCCACACACTGCCGGGAGATTGCTGCGGTGCCCGGACTGCCGATCAGGATCGGCTGCGACTGGGGCAATACGCCCGCGGCGATCTTCGGGCAGAAACTGCCGAACGGGGCGTGGCGCTGGCTATCGGAAGTGGTGACGGAGGACTTCGGCATCGTGCGCTTTGCCGAGGAAGTCATCAGGCACCAGAAGGAGAACTACCCGAAGCTGAAAATCGCTGGCGTCACAGGCGACCCGTCAGGCGAAGTGATGCAGGGCGCCGACACCGAGGAGCGAAGCGTATTTCAGATCATGCGGGCGCACGGGGTCGAAGTCGAGCCTGCGCACACGAACGATCCGGTGATCCGGCGCGAGGCCGCGGCGAAGTTCATGAAGTCGCTGATTGACGGCCAGCCTGGATTTCTCATCTCGCCGCGTTGCAAGACGGCAAGGGTGGGTCTTGCCGGCGGCTTCAAGTACAAGAAGATCAAAAGCGAGATCGAAGGCTCTGTGCGCCCGAAGCGCGACAAGAGCATATACTCGCACCCCGTTGAGGCCGGCGAGTACATGATGATGGGCGCAGGCGAGGGGCGCGCGATTGTCAGGAAGGAACGCACCGGCACGAGAAAGATGGAAGCCGACGCGGACTACGCGATCTTCGGATAGGAGGCGAGCATGGCATCGCTTAGAGGCATTTTGCGCAAGGTCCTGAAGTACGACCCTCTCACTGCGAAACTCGCAAAGGCTGAGAAGGATATTCCAGGTTCGGTAGGCGCAGGGCTTACGGCCCTGACCGCCGAGAACAAGTCGAGCAACCCGTACTCGGCAGAGCAATCCAGATGGGACATCTTCGCTGGCGGTGAAAAGCTCTCCGAAAAAGAATCGAATCGCCAGGCCGGAAGAACGCTCGGCACTGCGGCTGCGCTGTTTTTCACCGCAGGGGCGGCGGGCGCATCCACTTCGACTTCAGCGGGGATCGCTGGCCAAGGCGCGTCCACTGTCGCCGCCCAAGGGGCCGCACAGATAGCGGAGCGAGAAGGCGCTGCAGCAGCACAGGCTCAGCAGGACGCCTTCACCCGTAGCCTTGAAAGTCTGCGCAAGAGCAGCACTGGCACGCCGAGCATTGACGAAGCGCGCCGCCGAGCCGAACGCTCGGATGCCATGCGGCGCCGTCGTGGCAGGGGCGCAACGCTACTCACCGGCCCCAGGGGCGTTGGCGCTACGCCCGTCTCGCAGCGGACCTTGATCGGGACGTGACATGAAGTACGCCGAAGCCGCAAAGCTGAATGCCGAAGGGAAACTCACGCACAAGGTTCTGACGGAGAAGGGCTGGTACGTCCCTACGGCGAGAGTCATACCGGCGCCGAAACCAGACGAGCTGCTGCCGGGATTGCGTCGCCGCCCCGGTAGGCCGAAGAAGACCGAGATCATCTGATGGCCGATACCCGCGCCGACGACATCCTCAAGACGCACGAAGATTTGAAGGGCGTGCGCGGTAACTGGGAAAGTTTGTGGCAGGAAGTCGCGGATCGCGTATGGCCGCAGATGAGCGATTTCGTCACCACGCGCTTCCCAGGCGAGAAACGCAGCGAAAAGGTATTCGACTCGACTGCGATACTCGCGCTGGAGAAGTTCGGCGCCGCGCTGCATTCACTCCTCACGCCGGACAACCAGCTCTGGCACCGGCTGACGATTGGCGAGCAGCGCCTGTCGGACAACCATCCGATCAAGATTTACCTGGACGAAGTGACGAAACGCCTGTTCGCCTTGCGCCGAGCGCCGTTCGCCAACTTTTCGTCCCAAGTGAACGAGTGCTACAAGTCGCTCGGCGCCTTCGGCACGATGGGCATGCTGATCGAGGACGTGCCGGGGCGCGGCATCCGGTACAAGTCATGCCACCTCGGTGAACTGTATATCGCCGAGAACAACAACGGCGTCATCGACTACGTTCACCGCAAGTTCGAGTACACGGGGCGTCAGGCTGTCAAGGCGTTCGGCATCGAGAACGTGCCGCAGAAGGTGAAGGACGCCTACGAGAAACCTGACCTGACGACTAAGTTCGAGTTCATCCATTGCGTAAAGCCGAACGAGGAACGCAACCCTTCTCGGCGCGACTACGGCGGCATGGAGTTCGCCTCCTACTACGTCGCCTGCGAGGGCAGGCAGATCGTGGACGAGGGCGGCTATCGCACGTTCCCCTACGCCATCAGCCGCTACGCCACGAGCCCGAAGGAGGTCTACGGACGCGGCCCGGCCATCATGGTACTGCCCGACATCAAGATGGTGAACGAGATGGAGAAAACCATGCTGCGGGCCGGGCACATGGCGGTCGATCCGCCGCTGCTCCTGTTCGAGGATGGCGCCCTGCAAGCGTTCCAGATGCGCCCGCGCGCCCTCAACTACGGGGGCGTGGACGAGCAGGGCAGGCAGCTCGTGAAGCCGCTGGAGACGGGGGCGAAACTGCCGTGGGCCATCGATATGACGGACGCGAAGCGCGGCCTCATCAACGACGCCTTCCTCGTGAGCCTCTTTCAGATCCTCGTCGAGAACCCGCAGATGACGGCGACGGAGGCCCTGCTTCGCGCCCAGGAGAAGGGGCAGCTTCTAGCCCCGACGATGGGCCGGCAGCAATCTGAGTTTCTGGGCACTGTCATCACGCGCGAGCTGGACATCCTCGGCAACATCCCCGGCGCGCTGCCCGAGATGCCGCCCGAACTGGTCGATGCAGGCGGGTTCGTCGAAGTCGATTACACGTCGCCGCTGTCGCGGCTGATGCGCGCGGAGGATGGCGTAGCGATCCTGCGGACCATCGAGCAACTGACGCCGATTGCGCAGTTGAACCCGGAC